GGGGCACTGGCATCCATGCTGCTGGTGTTGTCACTAGTAAAGATCCTATTTTTAAATACGCACCAATGGAAACCCGTTCTGCTCCTGGCTCTGATGATCGCATACCTGTGGTGGGTGTGGATATGGACGAGGCTGCGAGAATCGGTCTCATCAAGATTGATGCGTTGGGGCTTAAAACGCTAACAGTTCTTAGCGATACATTAAAGATTATTGAAGAAAGACATGATAAAAAAATCAATTTGTTAGAACTTGATATGGATGATAAAAATGTTTATCAAATGCTTTCAGATGGATATACAAAAGGAGTATTTCAGTGTGAAGCAACACCATATACAAATCTTCTTGTAAAGATGGGTGTTAAAAATCTAGATGAACTTGCAGCATCAAATGCTCTTGTTCGTCCAGGTGCTATGAATACTATTGGTAAAGACTATGTTGCTCGTAAACATGGAAAGCAAAACATTAATTATTTGCACCAAGTTATGAAGCCAATCACACAAGATACTTATGGTTGTGTCTTGTATCAAGAGCAGGTTATGCTTGCATGTGTTGAACTTGGTGGCATGACGATGGCAGAAGCAGACAAAGTTCGTAAGATTATTGGAAAGAAAAAGGATGCGAGGGAGTTTGATGCTTTTAGAGATCAGTTCGTTTCTGGTGCTTCTCGGTTTGTTGCTCCTAATCAGGCGAAGGATCTCTGGCATGATTTTGAAGCGCATGCTGGATACTCATTCAACAAATCACATGCAGTAGCATATTCTACACTTTCATATTGGACAGCATGGCTTAAATACCATTATCCACTTGAATTTATGTATTCAATTTTAAAGAATGAAAAAGATAAAGATGCAAGAACAGAATACTTGATTGAGGCAAAGAGAATGGGTATTCCAATTAAGTTGCCACATATCAATGAATCAGACCTAGACTTTAAGATTGAAGGCAAGGGTATTCGTTTTGGATTAACTGGAATTAAATACATTTCTGATAATATTGCAACAAAATATATTGCAGCAAGGCCATTTAATTCATATAAAGAGGTAGAAGAGTTTACATTTACAAAAGGCAATGGCGTAAATAGCAGAGCATTACAGGCAATGAGAGGTGTTGGTGCACTTAATTTTAAAGATAATCCAACTGATGATAACGAAGTAAGACAAAACTTGTATGAGTATCTAAATCTTCCTGAGTTTAATATCTCTATTCCACAACATTATTATGCATACATTAATGATGTTGAAGAGTTTGAAGAAAAAGGATCTTTTGTTTTAATGGGTATGGTAAAATCTATTAAACGAGGAAAAGGTTGGTCTAGAGTAGAAATTTTAGATAAAACTGGATCGGTTGGAATATTTGATGAAGAGCAAACATCAATTGAGACTGGAAAAACTTATTTAATGTTAGCATCTGATAATAGAATTATTTCTGCTACACCAGTTGATGAAATTAAAGAAACAAAAAATGCCTTAGTAAAATTCTTAAATTATAAGATGATTCCATACAAAGAGGATGAACATTTTGTTGTTGCGTTTAAACCAAGAGTAACAAAAACTGGTAAAAAAATGGCATCGCTAACTTTAGCAGATTCAGGAAGAGGTCTACATTCTGTTACTGTGTTTCCAACATCTTTTGCTAAAGCATACATGAACGTTCAAGAGGGTGGAGTTTATAAGTTTTCTTTTGGAAAAACAAAAGATGGTACAGTAATAATGGAGGATGTAGTAAATGTTTGATAAACTATCAGAAGAGTTACATGCAACTGCTCAAGCAAAAAGATTTTGGCCAGAAAAGGCTGATGATATTTTTATTGCAAAACAATGCATGATGATTGTTTCAGAAGTAACAGAAGTTATGGAAGCAGTTCGTAAAAATAAAGGTGAAGAGGAAATAACAAAAGAAATTGCAGATATTTTGATTAGAACGTTTGATCTATATGCTGGAATGAAAAAGAATGGCTATACATCTTTATCATTAGATGAGTCGTTTGAAGAAAAAACACAATTTAATAAAACTAGACCAGAAAAACATGGAGTAAGATTTTAATGACAGTAACGGTTGAAGAAGTATTAGCACAACTTAATCCTAAATTACGCAAGCAAGTCATGTCTGGAGATACAGTTCCAGCAACTGAGTATGCAGCAACACCTAGTTATGGACTTAATAGGGCCTTAAACGGTGGATTGCCGTATGGTAGACAGGTTTTAATATGGGGATCTAAGTCTTCTGCAAAATCTTCATTATGTTTACAAACAATTGCTTTAGCACAAAAAGAAGGAAAAATTTGTGCATGGATTGATGCAGAAATGTCATATGATAAAAGTTGGGCAGAAAAATTAGGAGTAGATACTTCTAAACTTATTGTGTCTCAGGCAAGAACAATTAATGATATGGTTGAAATAGGTGTAGACCTTATGCAGGCAGGCGTTGATCTTGTTGTTGTAGATTCTATTACATCTTTACTTCCTGCAATTTATTTTGAAAAAGATACAGATGATTTAAAACAACTTGAAAATACAAAACAAATCGGTGCAGAGTCAAGAGATTTTTCTAATGCATGGAAGATGATTAACTATGCAAATAATAAAGTAAAACCTACATTGTTTATATTAATTTCACAGTCTCGAAATAATATTAATGCAATGTATACAAGTCAACAACCAACTGGTGGTCAGGCTACTAAATTTTACTCTTCTACAGTAATTAAACTATTTTCATCCGAATCAGATAATCAAGCGATTAAAGGAAAGATACATGTTGGAGATAAACTTATTGAAGAAAAAGTTGGTAGAAAGGTTCGTTGGGAAGTTCAGTTTTCTAAAACTTCTCCAGCCTTCCAGTCTGGTGAGTATGATTTTTATTTTAGAGGTGATGATCTTGGTGTTGATTCCATTGGTGACTTGGTTGATACAGCAGAGAGTCTTGGGTTAATAAATCGTACAGGTGCCTGGTATCAACTTGAGGATGCAACTAAGGTTCAAGGAAGAGATTCTTTAGTTGACAGATTTAGAGAAGACCTTGACTTGCAAGATTCTATTAAGAATAAAATATCCAATGTCTGAAAGATTTAGTATTTTTAATGGACAATTTTACTGTCAAAAATGTAATGAAATTGTTGACACTTCTAGGCTATGGACTGAAACAAAAGATGTTACTTGGATGTGTTCAAAAAAACATATATCAAAAGTTTCAATGATTCCTAAAACAAAAAAGGATTATGACAGTGAGTGAAAGATCTGAATCCAAAAGAATAGGTGCAAAACAACATAAAAATTCTGGACGAAATACAAAAAAGGGTGATGCAACCTGGAATAATTTTACAGTAGACTTTAAAGAATCTGCAAAATCTTTTACATTAAATCAAGACGTTTGGGCTAAGGTTGTAACAGATGCAATTAAAAATAATAATGATCCAGCATTAATTATAGTTTTAGGAGAAAATAATAAAAAAGTAAGACTTGCAATCATTGAGGTTGAATTATTAGAACAGTACTTAGGTGGTGTATAATATAATTATGTATTATCAAAATTTAGAAAATTTTGTAATTGATAATGTTTTAACAGAAGATGAAAAAACATATGTATATGAAAAAATAAAAGAAGCAAATGAAAGAAATAGTAAAAAAATAGTTGCAACATTAGGACATACTACATATTTTTTTGATGTATCTGAAGATTTTAAAAATAAAATTATTGCTAAAATTCAAAAATATTTTAATGATGAATTAGTTATAACAGAACTATCTGCAGCAAAATACCATAATGCAACTGGTTTTGTTCCAAAACTACACCCACATTACGATGGGTTTTCTGAATCAAGGGTAACTTTTGATATACAGTTAGATTCTACAATTGAATGGCCAATTGTAGTTGAAGGTAAAGAATTTACATTAAAAAATAATCAAGCATTAATTTTTTCTGGAACAGATCAAATACATTGGAGAACTTTAAAAGAATTATCTAATAATGACTATACAGATATGCTTTTTGTACATTTAAGTAGAAAAAATAATGTTGAGAAAATTTCTGATATAGAAAAATCAGAAAGAGAAAAAAGATTAAATCATTATTATGAACTATGTAAGATTAATAGAGATCCAATAAAGAAAGTAGCATATAATGGAAACAACAACGCTAGAACAAATTAATGGCTTATCTGAAATAGCAGAATATATGGAAGATGATGATCTTACAACTGCTTTAACTATGGTTGCAAAATTAATCGTTAAACCAGAAATACCAATTCAGGTAGCAACAGTTGAAATAGTTAGACTACAAGCAATTGCAGCAAAACTATCACTAAAGGCAACTTGGATGGCAAATGTAGATAAAGAAAATAGAGCAAAGAAGAATATATATTATACTGCTGCAGAGGCTATTAATAATCTAGTATCCGCACTTAAATATATTACGAGATAGTGTATAATTAATACAATAACAAAGGATACTAAATAATGGCTAAGAGTTTACTACAGCAAGTAATGATTAAACCAGCAAAAAATAACACAGGAATAGACTTACAAGGAATCATTGATAAAATTGAATCTGGATACATGGTTGGCAAGGTTGATAAATATCAAAAAAAGAAAACATTTGCACCATCAGGATTATCTTATGGAAGTGGGGAGTGTGCACGATACTGGTATTTAGCATTTGAAGGTGGTACATTTCAAAATACAGATACTCCATATTCAGTAGCAAATATGAGTAGTGGATCTTTATCTCACGATAGAATTCAAGATGCAATGTTAAAATCTGGTATTGCAAAAAAGTTTGTAGATGATAATGGTAATGAAACAACAGAGGTAAAACTTGTAAATTCTGATCCACCAATTTATGGATTTGCTGATGGAATTATTGAATGGAATGGCGAAGATATTGTTATTGAAATTAAAACAATGAAAGATGAGTCTTTTGAATTTCGTAAAAAGAAAAATGCTGGAGCAAATTATCATATAGTTCAGTTACTTATTTATATGAAAATATTAAAACTTGCAAAGGGATTGCTAATATATGAAAATAAAAATACTCACGAACTTTTTGTAATTCCAATTACTGTTAATGATTATTATAGACAATGGATTGATAATGCTTTTAACTGGATGCGAGAAGTTCGTCAAGCATGGGAAAATAAAACTATTCCAAAAAAGAATTATAGAAATAACTCTAAAGTCTGCAAAGCATGTCCACTACAAAAAGACTGCGCCTTAGCAGAACCTGGAGAGATAAAGATCGCTTCTCTGGAGGAATTGAGTGAAACTATGTGAGTGGTGTGAAAATGAATTTTTGCCCACAGTAACATATCAAATTTATTGTAGTTCAGAATGTAGATCTGAAGCAACAAAAATTAAAATTGCAGAAAAGCAGGTAATTAATAAACGCAAAAAAAGATATGGTAAAGAAAGAAAATGTGCTAGGGGATGTGGAGTAGTTCTTTCTGCATACAATGACTCTAACTATTGTGATAACTGTGCAGTTGATAATAAAAAGGTAAGTAAGGCTTTAAAAGAGTTAAAAGGATTGATAGATTATGACGATAAGCGTTAAACCAGCAAAATTTGTTGCTATTGATGCAAGTACAAATAGTCTTGCTTTTGCATTATTTGAGTTTGAAAAACTTGAGATTGTTGGTAAGATAGCATTTGAAGGAAACAGTATTTATCAAAAATGTATTGATGCATCCAAAAAAACAAAGGCTCTTTTAGACTTAGATATTTTTTTAAATTCATCAGTTATTATTGAGCATACAGTTTTTATGAATAGTCCTAAGACTGCTGCAGACCTTGCAATGGTACAGGGCGCAATTATTGGTGGGGCTGGTAATGCTGGAGTGATAGAAGTAGGTAAAGTATCTCCCATAACTTGGCAAAATTATATTGGAAATAAAGCATTAACTAAAGAACAAAAACTAGAAATTAGATCAAAAAATCCAGGAAAATCTGATGCTTGGTATAAGTCTTTTGAAAGAAATTTTAGAAAACAAAAAACGGTAGACTTAATAGAAATACATTATGATAAAATAATAGAAGATTATGATGTAGCAGATGCTTGTGGCATTGGGCATTGGGCTTTAAATAATTGGGATAAAGCGATAGGGAGTTGACATTTAGAGTCTATGGGTGCTAAACTATATAAAAATGAGGCTTGGCTAAGAAAGCGGTATATATTAGATAAAAAGTCTGTACAAGAGATTGCAAAAGAATGTGATACAAGTGCAGAAACAATCTATCTTTATCTTGCCAATTATAAACTAAGGAAGTCTAAGCGTGACTAATGATCTTAGAATTACGGTAGATCAGGTAAATCATCCTGAACACTATACTTCAGACCCTTCTGGTATTGAGTGTATTCAGATTACACGTCATCGTAATTTTAATATTGGAAATGCCTTTAAGTACCTTTGGAGAGCAGGACTTAAAAATGAAGATAAACATGTAGAAGATTTAAAGAAAGCAATTTTTTATATTCAAGATGAAATAAATAGAATTGAAGGAAACTATTAATGTCTTCAGATATTGAAATAATAGAGCATCTTGATGAGGTTAATAATGTTGTTGCAGAATATTTAAAGGGTAACGATCCAACTAAAATTTCTAAAGATTTACAAATGCCAAGAACTAGAGTGGTTGCACATCTAAATGAGTGGAAAGCAATGGTGTCTGCAAATGACGCTATTCGCTCTAGGGCTAAAGAAGCGCTTGCAGCAGCAGATGCACATTATGGAAAACTTATTAGCAAGTCATATGAAGTTATTGATGAGGCTACACTAAATAACAACCTTAGTGCAAAAACAGCAGGTATTAAACTAGTATTAGATATTGAATCAAAAAGAATTGATATGTTGCAAAAGGCTGGATTGTTAGAAAATAAAGAACTAGCAGAAGAAATGATAGAAATTGAAAAACGACAAGAAGTTTTAATTGGAATACTTAAAGATATTGCATCAAAGTATCCAAATATACGTGATGAGATTATGTCTAAGTTGTCTGAAATTTCTAGACCAAGTGAGGTAATCACAATTGTCCACGATGTTCAATGATTTTTTTGAGGCTTTAGATGATAATCCATTTGAAGAAACACCAGTAGACACAAGAACGTTTGTACAGTCATTAGACTATTTAGGACAGCCACCACTATCAGAAATACAATATGAGATTGTAGATGCAATGAGTCAAATCTACAAAAAACAGGATCTTGAAAGAATAATGGGTCCTGTTGAAGGAGCAAGATACTATGACAAATACACAAAGAACGAAATTATTTTACAACTTGGGAAGGGTAGTGGCAAGGACTTTACTTCGACTGTGGCTTGTGCCTATATTGTTTATAAGTTACTTTGTCTTAAAGACCCCGCGAAATATTTTGGTAAGCCGTCTGGGGACGCTATCGACCTTATTAATGTCGCTATCAACGCCCAACAAGCAAAGAATGTGTTCTTCAAAGGATTCAAAACAAAAATAGAAAAATCTCCTTGGTTTGCAGGCAAATATAATGCAAAGGTAGATTCTATTGAGTTTGACAAATCTATTACAGTTTACTCTGGACACTCTGAAAGAGAGTCACACGAAGGTCTTAATTTGCTTTTAGCAGTTCTTGATGAAATTTCTGGTTTTGCTAGTGAGGTCGGAACTGGAAATGAGCAGGGTAAAACAGCAGATAATATATATAAAGCGTTTAGAGGAACAATTGATTCTCGTTTTCCAGATTTAGGGAAAGTTGTTTTGCTTTCATTTCCTAGATATCAAGGTGATTTTATTTCACAAAAATATGATAGTGTAATTGCAGATAAAGAGGTTGTACATAAATCTCATAAGTATATAATTAATCCACTTCTTGGAGATACTGCAGACAATACATTAGAAATTGAGTGGGAAGAAGATCATATTATTTCATACAAGTTTCCTGGAGTATGGGCACTTAAAAGACCAACTTGGGAAGTAAATCCAACTAGAAGCATTGAAGATTTTAAGATTGCTTTTTATAATGACCTTGGAGATGCAATGATGCGTTTCTTATGTATGCCAGTTTATTCTTCAGATGCATTTTTTAAACAAAAAGAAAAACTGGAACACTGCATGACATCTCGTAATCCAGTAGATGAGTTTAGAAGATTCGATCCTGGATTTATTCCAGATCCAAACAAAACATATTATGTTCATGCTGACTTAGCACAAAGACACGATAAGTGTGCAGTTGCAATAGCACATGTTGAAAAATGGATTAATCTTCAAGTAATTAAAGATTATGAGCAAGTTGCTCCAATAGTGGTTGTGGATGCAGTTGCTTGGTGGGAACCTAAAAAAGAAGGACCAGTTAATCTTAGTGAAGTAAAAAACTGGATTATTAATTTAAGAAGGCTTGGATTTAATATTGGTAAAGTTACATTTGACAGATGGCAGTCGTATGATATTCAGCAAGAACTTAGAGCAGTAAGTATAGATACTGATACAGTTTCAGTTGCTAAAAAACATTATGAAGACTTGGCAATGTTGGTTTATGAAGAAAGAATTGTTATGCCACAAATACCATTATTATTAGAAGAATTGTCAGAACTTAAGATTATGAAAAATAATCGTGTAGATCACCCCAGAAAATCTTCTAAGGATTTAGCAGATGCTGTTTGTGGTGCTGCATTTGGAGCAATATCTTATACACCAAAAGATAATAATTTAGAAATTGATGTTTATACTTGGGCAGATGCTAATAGAGAAAGAATGCGTCAAGATATGAAAAAACGTGAGGCAGAAAGAAACAATGATATGCCAGATGATGTAAAACAGTTTTTAGATAAGTTCAATTTGCTATAGATTGTGATATCTGCTATAATAGAATTCTGGCGAAAAGGTCAGATAAATAACGAAAACAAGGAGAAATGAATGAAATCATTCAAGAAGATCGCCCTCATTGTGTCTGCAGCACTTTTGGGTTCAATGGCAGTTGGAACTCCAGCACACGCT